AGCCCAAGTATTAACTGGATAGTGTGATTGCCAGAAATGATCTTTAGTTTCGCCTATACACTGCTCTAATGGTGCTTGATAGAGGACAAACATATCCTCTGCCGTGACTATGTAGTTAATCTCGTCTTGTTTAGTATCTTTATTAAATTCTTTGATCCAGAACTCGTTTAATTCAACATAAGTCTCACCAAGTTGGGGTGCAAAGGTATCTATAACTCCTAAAGTAGCCATTCTTCTTTGTTTCTCAACCCAATCTAGTTGGTTTTCAGTAGCCCTTACAAGCCCTGCCGTACTACCCAAGAACTTCTGTAATTTTCTAACAGCCCGATTATCATACTTAGAACTGGTCATTAACGAAGAAAGGGGTGTGTAAATATGTTCCCTAATTACAAACCTAGCTGTATCTATGTCAGTCGGATCAACATAACGATCAACTAAAACGTCTTGAGGATCAACTATTTCCCAGAAGAATTGTCCGTCAACTATATTCATAAACTTAAACGTCCTACCAAAGTACATTTCCTGACGCTTATCCACTATGTCTTTGAGGACTAATTTATTCTGGATTGAGTTGTAGTGCCAGTATTCATTGTAATAAACCTCTGCCTGGTCGTTATTATCATGGTTTCTAAAATAAAGGATAGGCGGTTCATCTACATCTTTAAGTAAAGTCTTAACTGTTGATTTAATCAGGGGAATGTTAACTGATTGACGCTGGGTTAAGCGATTGATCTGCACTTTGTCCCTTCCGAGAGTATAGTTATCCGTCCAATCCGGTTGTCGTCTTCGTCTAAATAAGAAGGCACTCTGTTTATCAACTCTTAACTTTTGCATTAAAGGAGAAGGAATGAATTGACTTCCGTCAGAGGGTTGGCTTTCTTGTGTAGATACACCGACAGTAGGTTCCATTAAAATCATTATACTATTCTGGTTTTTTGTCAAATTCCGAAAGGCTTCACACCTCCAAAGTCTGTGGGTTGGACGTAAGGTCTTTTAATCTTATCGCTTACTGCAAAATATCTGAAAGCGTCTGATCCATTACTTGACCAATCATGTTCCGGATGATTTTTATAACACTTATTATCTTCGTCCCATTCCTTATGGTAACTTTTCAAAGCATTTAATCCTCTGTCACATTTAGTCTTATCAAACCAACAACTAGATAAAACCGACCTTGAAGCATTTATACCATCTTCGATTGTTAATTTGGGAGCAATATTAAATTTAATTCCTAGTGTCTTGGCTATCTCAAGACGTGACTTACCACTAGATAGTTCTCTTACTTCAATATCGTGTGGTGCAGTATGTTCAGCGTAGATATACTTCTTGTCTTGTAATACTTGGACATAATGATCTAATCCCTCCCCGTTAGTCTCATAGTAATCAATAAATCTTTTCTCCATCCCCACCCGTTGCAGAAACCAAATAGCTGTTGTATCTCCAACACCTAAATCCCAGAAAGTCTCTACCGGAATAGAATGGTCATAAGGGACATCAGTTATATGATTTTCTTTCTCGATTACCATTAACTGACTGCCGTAGTAAGCACCCTCGACAGGAGCTTCAAACGAACAGAAGTATTCTTGTTCGTATAGAGCATCATTACCTGTCTGTTTTGCCATTTCTATTTTTTCTTGGGCTAGCACTTCAGGAGGAATTGCTTTCGTATCATCAGCAGTTTTAATCTCCCAATACCAATGAATTGGGTCAGCTTTAGCTACTTGTAGTAGTTCCCATGCGTGATTGTGCATTCTAGGGGTGTAGTTAAATATAGCCCACCCACCATTAGCAGCTAAAATCGGTCTGACAAATTGCCACGCTTTCGGATCTTGTAATGAATATTCGGAGAACACACAACCTCTTGGATTAGTTCCTACAATAGAGTCTATATTATCCGTTCCAACAACTTGGATAAGCGATCCGTTAATTAGTTTAACTTTCATTTCTGTATCGTTTGTTGATACTCTAACTTCTTTGGGAATGTGATCTAGAAACTTAAATCCCGTATTGTCTATTCCATCCCATAACGCTTTTTTACCTTGTGAATAAGTCGGAAAGAAATAATAATAAGGTGCTATAACTTCAAACGCTTTCTTAATCATAAAGTTCCAATCGGTTTTGTCTTTACCGGAACGTCTATGCCATACTTGAATAGCTCTTAGGAATCCACTATCCATTTTCTCAAGTATTGGTCTTTGATAGTCTCTTGGATCAAACCTGTGAGGTATTATTAAGTTGGGCATAATTGATTATTGTTATATGAACATCTCCTCCCCCTGGTTCGTTAGTTTCTATTCCTAATAACTTACCTAGTTTTGTATGATACAAGTCTCTGGTCTTGTGATCCGGATAAGTTTGTCCTGTAGCGTCTGATTTGATTGCCTTCAATCCATCAGAGAGTTGTTGAAAATAAGTTTCTTGACCTACCCCATAACTTTTCATAACGGCCTGTCTATCTATCTTTGCTAATTGTCTTGAACCTAATACTTGAGCAGAAGTTCTATCAACACTCGGATTCAATTCCAAATATGCTTCCGTTGCATTTCTTTCATGTTTGATCCAACTCACAAAGAATAAAACTAAATCCAAGTCACCATTAAACGCTTTCTCTAATTCATTAATATCCGGAGTAATTGAGGTCTTATTCACCCCTAAATTATAGTCTCTAATTATTGTGAAGTAAAATCTGGTTCTTTATCTGAATTAACATTTGTTTCTTCTCTTTTTCCGGTAATCCTTCAAATTGTTCAATAACTATATTCTCATACTTCTTGCTAGGAATTTGCATATGCGCCCACTTTCTTAATACTTTAAGTGTTTTTATGTTCATGAATTAAATACATCACTCCCATCCCTAAAAAGAAACATATAAAACAAGATAAATGATTATCTTATGAGATACTCTTGTAGGTTAAACCTATATAAGGGCGGTATCCCGTAGCCCATGCTCAATCGGTCATGCCGAAAGAGCAGTGTTTCCTCGGATCGCTATATTCATAGCCCCGACTCTGTCAGCATTGCTTTCATAGCGACATTTGACGCATCTAAATAAAGATTGCGTTCTTCTGTTACTACGAGAGCAATAATGACATTTCGGACAAGTCTTACTTGTATTCCGTGGGTCTATATAAACTATTGTAATCCCTGCCAATTTGGCTTTATATTCAATAAAATCTGCTAACTGCTTAAAAGACCAACCTCCGAGCATTTTTCTAGTCTTACGATTTACTTTAAGTCTTTTAGTTATTCCCGTTAATTTTTCAAGTGCAATACTTCTTTTGTTCTTGATTGCTATATTTACTATCTCCCGACTTATCTTATGATTTTCATTAGTTACCCACCTTTGCTCTTTACTACTGATGTGCTTCAATAATTTATAAACATTCCCCTGTTTTAGTTTGGGCTGTAATTTAGTTCTTAATTCTCGGTAATGGTTCTTCTTAAATCTATAAGGTTCTCCGTTAAAGAACTTCGTGTTTCTTCCCCTCCAATCTGAAATGACTGCTGTTTTAGCTATTCCTAAATCTACACCTATACATTTCTTATATTTCTTTTGTTTTTTTGTCTCAACTCTTATTGATAGTAAACAGTACCATTCAAGGTGTTTCTGATCTCCTACATTTCGCAGTTCTTGATAATCTGACTGCAACAAACTTTCCTAATTGAGTACTACAACTTTCTAATTTAGTTAATTCTCTGATTTTGAAATAAGGCAATCCTTGTAAATCTCTAAGTTTGGTTGATTGTTTTTCTCTGATAACATCTATCCAATAGTTAACACAACTTGTAAATCTTTCAACCCTATCTTCTACGAATTTCTCAAATTCTTTATCAGGAAAATATAACTTTACACTCTTGCAAATTACCATTACTGCATTATATCTAATCTAATGTTAAAGTGCAACAATTAAATCTTCCAGTCTCTTTTAGTTAAAGACTATTTGGCGAGCATGACCCAGGAATTGCCCTAGTTCATCAAGGATTAGTACCATATGACTTACTAATCACCCGCCAAATAACCTTCAACTACTTAGAGTCTACTCATTAGCTGGAACTTTATCATTCTCGGAATCTAAATCGTCTATAAACTCTGAATAACCGCAACGACCACAACTTCTTTTCATTCCTGTCGGCTCAATATCCATTCCTGTACTAGGAACAAAAGTTAGATGAGTATTTCCTCCGCATTTCCTACATGGTGTATCTGGTATTTTATACATTGTTCACCTCTTTTCCATCTAAGTATTCTTTTATTTTCTGTTTATGTAACTTCAGTTCTTCGTTCATTTTAAGCATACGGATTTTCAATTCCTAGACTCTCTAATTGATCAGCAACACTATCGGCAGTTTGTGTAGCTTCCTCAAACTCATCTATTAGATGCTCTATAAGAGCCTTTTTAGTCTTAAACTCTGCCCCACATTCTTCACAAACCCATTTGGTTTTCTTCTCCCCCTTATTTTCTTTGGTCTTGGTGGTCATGATTGCTAAAATTTATAAAACAGGGCGTATTCTTAACTTTGTCTACATTTATAGAGATACAAGTCTTATCCAACCATTCAAAATAACATCTGTTAAATTCAAAATCTATTCCTCCCCTGTAATTATCAAATTCTTCCTTTATCCTACAAGGAATTTCTCCGTCAGAAGGAAACCATATTTGTAAATTAAGTTCTTTTTTGTCGGGAGTAATAAAACTATAAAAACCACAACCATGATGTTGTAAATTCCAACCTAACTTTCTGAAAGCTTTGAATATCTCCATTTTCGTATTTTTGATTTTTTGCCTCTTCATATCATCTTTGTTCTCTATTAGTTGAGAACTAAATCTTTAATAAATCCATCTCCTTAAACATTCTCATAGCTTTTGAGTAAGAATAAGGAACAGAGATTATCATTTCTAACTCGCAATTACAGAAGCGTTTAATAGGTATCAATTCTCTTTGTTTGAACTTACTAACAGACTTACCCTCAAACTTCTTAGTATATAATCTCAATTCTCTTT